CTTTGGCAGCCGGGATGACTGTTTCTTCAAGAAACTTCTGCTGAAACTCAGGGAGTTCTGTTTCAGTTTTCTGCTTGGATGCGCCCATCGTTACAACTCCATCTCGTACCTACGGCTGATCTCGCGGATAACTGGCGCAGCCGTTGGGTTTTCTTTTCCACGTTCCAAGCGCTCTAAGCGCTTTATGTATCTCGGCCAGCCTGGCCGTGCGTCGATCTCTATTCCTGCAAGCCCTGCGCCAATCGCACCCTCGCGTAGCTTGCCGAATGCGTCTGCTATCCAAGTGTGGCCGAGCCTGCCGCTTAAATGCTCTATGACCAACATTGAGCGCCTAGGCTTTTGCACCTGCGTGACGACAATGGCTCCCCGGATGTCTTGGCCAACTATCGCCAACCAAAGTTGCGAGCGCTCGTTAGCTATATTGTCTCGGATATCGTCAAGACTTTCGTCGGCTGCGACGCGCATTTGCGATAGTCGCAGAAGCGGAGCTACTGCTGCCCACGCTTCGTCTAATCTTTCTGCTGGGAGATGCCCAACAATTACAGGCAAATTATCACTATTTTGCGTGGTTGTCATCTTACTCATGTATTCGCGCTATTGAGACCGTTGCCGCAGGCGCTGCGGGAGAAAATGATGTAGCAGCAGAGGCACCTAGGAACCCAGAAATGTTATCAACTGCCCAAAACGCCTCAATGTAATCATTAGCAGCCAAAGTCAAAACAACGGTGCGCGTGATAATGGTCGTCGCATTATTTTGGTGTAGGGACGCGATCATTGTCTGTTTTTCTACATTGGTTCCGTTCTTTTTTGGCCAAAAGTAAAAGTTTACAGTGCTGCCGCTAGAGCTTGCGATCTGCCCAGAAAACGAAACGACGTATTCACCAGCCTCAGAAACCACGATTCGAGACGTTGGCGTTCCGCGAGAAATCCGGCTTGAGGAGTTGTCAGAAAAGGTCAGTGCGTATGCCGTATCCGCAGATGCTGCTGTTACGTCGGAATCTATGGAGCCGTTGAAGAACCCGCCAGACATAACGATCTGACGCCACTCGTTGTTGTAGCTAACAACTGGGTTACCGTTTGCCTCGTCCCACTGCATAATTCCGTTTTCGGCAGCAGAGTCTCCTGTTGAGAGAAATTGCAATCGTGGGAGGCGTCGGGTCAAAAAAACATTGACCTGACGCGCCCACGATGTCCAATCGCCGCCAACTGGTGGAGGGCTAGGCGATGTCATCCCCGCCTACCTGCTTGCGATACATCAGCCCGGAATACGCCGACACGCCATTCTGTAGCTTTCGCGCCCTCAACACGCATCCGCACCTGACGCCCTTGGAAGCGCACGCTAGTGGGGTTGGCCAGAGTGTAAGGACCGTGGCTTGCTTCAGAGGAATTTGGGTAATTACGCGACTTGAATGTTAGGCTTACATCGCCCTGAGCGCGCTCATCTGGGATAATGCTTTTTACATTGATTAGCCTTTCGCCAGAGCCATCATAGATTGGCCCGCTTTCGGCAAAGATCGTAGCGCTGTCGTAGTTGTAGCCTACTTCGTGATCATAGATTTCTGCGTCTTCAGGCTCGAACATAATCGGGTATTCGAACACGCCTCGGTCAACGCCAGCAGACCTAGCCAGGGCACCGGCAGACCAGTGGCTTTCTTCAAAATTGTAAGAGACATACTGATCTATTTCGCTAGAACCAGCAGACGGGTAGAACCACCAGACTTCGTTTGCCTCTGATACCGCCATGGCCCAGATTTTGCTTTTCTGCTGGTTATTCATGTTCAGGAATATGCGGTCGCGGATTTCACACGGCACCGTTTGAACCGTACTGCCGTTGAAAAAGAAGAACGACTTCTGGCCCATCCAGAAAACCCCGGCCTCAGTGTCTACCGCGCATTTACGAGAAATGGCACCACAGGCCGACCCAACTTTCTCAAACTGATAAACAAGCGGCGGCCCAGCATACAAAGCTCTATGCGCATCAATCTCAGTAATGATTAGCGTCTGCCCGCGAGCTGACACGCCAAGCATGATTGAGCCAGAAGACTGTAGTATCTGGCTGCCTGCTTGGTTTGTTGAAGCAGGCGCCCAAGTTGTGTCATCCTCGAAGTCACACCACTGGACCTTACGGCTGTCGCCTCCAGCGCCCAGCGCAAAAATAAATCGCTCCTCTGTAACGACCAACCCGCTACAACTAGTAGGCGCACCCGGAATAGCCGCCGCAACGCCAGTGCGGGGCCACTTAACTATTTTACCGTCTTCGCTAGAACACCCGACCAAATCTTGGCCGTAGTTGTCCAAGGACCAAGTGGTTGCTTCTAGATATACGCCGTCGTCTGGTCGCGCCTGCCCATACATCCCAGTGTCGTATGTGCTCCCGCCATACCCAGTGTTAACAACTGCGTCCTCATTCCCAGACGTAAAGCTAGTTGGCGTGATGTCAGAGATCACGTTGCCAGACGTCATCGCATAGAGCTTGTTGAACGAGCCAAATGCTACGCGCCGATCACTGCTATTATCCTGCCATGCAACAGCGCCGCGTGGTGTTGTGCTTGTGCTGGCGCCAGTTGTGGTGCGCTCAATCCAGCCGCCAACTGGCGACATAACGCCCTCGCGCCAACGCACTAGATTTGCGTCATGCCATCGCCCGCGCGCCTGCAAGTCTGTGCCGTTATCTTTTAAGCCTGGCGGCAGTTCGATTGGGATTAAAGGCATGGGTTACTTGCCTATGGCTAGGTAAAAGAAGTTTTGGCTTCCATCGATGTCGGCATCTCGGTTGATAGTAAAGCCGTTTGCGTCTTGGAGGGTCACGCTAAGGCATTTATCGCTGCCAACCGTACGGATCTGGGTCATCACGACAAGAGTATTTGTGGTAAAAGCCTGAGAGTAAGCAAAAGATTGTGCCGTATCGAGAGTTGATGTTTGCCTGCCCCAACGCACTTGAAGACCAGATATTAGGTTTATGCCTCCATCGTTAGCCGTTGCTTTGTAAGTGTAGCTATTGCTTGCAATTTTTTCAGCAGAAACAAGAGATTCTGTTGTGTCAGTGCCTGCCTGCCAAGTTGCGTCTGTTTGTGTTGGTATATCGCCAAGAGCAACTTTAGCGTTAATTTGCGTCTGGATGGCAGATGTTACGCCATCAATAAAGTTAAGCTCTGCGGTAGTCGCAGTCAGCCCATCCAGCTTATTGATTTCCGTTGAGTTTGCCGTCACGGCGTTAAGGAAGCTCAGGTCCTTTGTCAGCCCGTCTACCCTGTTGATCTCAGCGGCTGTGGCTGTCACGCCATCTAAAATGTTTAGCTCGGCAGCGCTAGACGTAACGCCTGCGAGTTTAACAAAGTCAGCAGCAACTAAGCCTGAAGCGTTAGTGCCTAAAAGAGTGTCTAGAGCTGTCCAGTTCGCGTTTAGGGTATCGCCCCAAGTTCCGCTATCGCCGCCAACTGCGGGTAAGTTAAACCAACCATTTGTAGTTGCCGTCGCCATTTACTTTGCCTCTTTGCATCCCGCGTCTAGCGCGGCAATTAAACGTGCGCCCGTTATGACGCTATTATCTCCACCGTCCTTGGCCAAAGCGCTTGCGTGATCTTTTCGCAACACTTGTGTAGCGTCGCAGACCGCAGGGCTACTGGCTGCGCTGACGCAACCACTGGCGAGCATCGTCAGCAGTATCAGGTGCGTCTTGCAGCGCCTCGTCAATAGCTGCTCTAGTCTCGCCATATTCCACCAAGTCCTCATGCTCGTCTTTAATCTGCTGGTCGCGACGTCCAAGCAAATAAACGCCAACGAATGCGGCGACTATAGCACCACACGCCGCAATATAAAACTTGATGCGTGCGGGCACTAAGGCGAGCAGGAAACTCACTTGGCGCCAGCTTTCCATTTTTTGATGCGCTCGATGTCAATAACGCCAGTTGCAATCAAAACAATTACAGACAACCCGCCAATAATAGCTAGGTTCTGCCATGGCATTCCGCCCACCGCGCCAACGATTGGGGTTGCAGTAGCAGCCAGCTTAGCAACCTGAGACGCGCCCAATGTTTTAGATTGGACCATTTTTGTTTTAGGCTGCGAAGCGCGCCTAATGGCGACCAGCCGGCTGCGGGCATAGTCAGCAACACAAACGCTATCGCCCTGGTTGCCACCCAACATGTGAATGTTGTTAGCGTCATGCCCAGCATAGAAACCTACATGCCCCTGCCAAGACTTTGTGCCGCGCGAAATTACAATAACATCGCCCTTTTTAGCTTCGTTGAGTGAAGCAACCTTTGTGCCCCACTTTTCATAACTGCGGGCCAAAAGAGAGCCAGTAGGCTGGACGCCCGCACGGCTTAGGACAGATCCAACAAAAGCAGCGCACCACGGCGTCGCGTCGTCCTGCACTTCAGCATGGCCTGACTCTTCATAGTACTTAACAACGGCAGGATTGCTGCCCTTACCCCATTCCACAACGCCAATTTGACTTTCTGCGATATCGTTTATGATCTGGTTTGTCATGCTGCACTGCTCCATACATCGGTTACTTCGGGCACATCAGTCCACGTATCGCTAACGCTAGAAACGTCGACCCAGTTTTGCGTGTCGTCAGGCTGGACGACCCACAGCCAGCGCCCTGTCGACACAGGCACCCCGGTTGTTATGTTGCCCAGCGTAAAGTGGTAATTTATTTGCGAGACTAGGCTGGCGATTGCAGGCGCACTGGTCGTTACGTTGCTTGGAGCAAAATGAGAATTTATTTGTTCAACTAGGCTGGCAACTGTGGGCGCACTAGTTGCTATGTCGCTTGGAGCGAAAGGAGAATTTATTTGCGTAACTACTAGGCTGACGACTGTAGGCGCGCTGGTCGTTACGCTGCCTGGAGCAAAAGCAGAATTTATTTGCGCGACTAGGTTGGCAACTGTAGGCGCACTAGTTGCCACATCGTTCGGGGCAAACGAGTGATTTGTTTGTAAGTCTAAGCCTGGGACTACAGGCGCGCCAGCGGCGACGCCAACAAGCGTAATGTAAGAGCCTGCATCATCCGCAATAGGTGCAGTGGCTAGTGGGGTAAACCCAAGCATTTATGTTCCCCCTAAGCCTCTTTAATCAGGTTAGTTTAGTGGTAACGTATGCGTTACCAATTGCCTTATTTAGCCGCGTGAACAGGTTCGGTCCTCAAAAACCTCTGCCACATCGGCTTGAGCATTGCATATGACTCATCGAGCGTCTTTGCGTTTTCCTCCACTCGATAAGAAACCAGCACCATTTGAGCGTTCATGTTGTACACTTGCAGACTGCCCCATGACAGAATGCCCAGTGCAATCACGCCGAATATATGCTCGACTTGCAGGTTCATGGCGTTACTCCGCATCCCACGGGTTGCCGCTGGCGGTCACCGGGTTTTTCTGCGCTTCAATGTCCGTAGCCAGCGCAGCTTCGGTGTCTGATTGGCTGATTTGGTCCCAGACCCATCCCTGCGCCATTGCCTCGGTGACATCAGCGTAGGCCACGAAGTCTGACGCTGACGGGTCTGGCGTTAAGAAGATGCTACCGTCTTTGATCGCCTTGTAGGTAGTTTCGCCTGCAGTTTCAGAGGCAGTGCAACGCCAAATGATCGCGTTAATGCCGCCTGTTGCGATGTCGTGTTCGCAGGTGAAAATCTGCCAGCTGTATGCGATTGCCATGTTATTCGCCCTTTTCTGCTTGCTACTCCAGAGCGGCAACGCGCTGCTCTAGTTCTTCGATACGACCAAGTGCTTCCTGCAGTGCGCCCACAGCTTTTAAGTACAGCAACGAGTAGTTGACCGACCGGTATCCGTCCTCGTCGATATCAACCAAGCCCGGAGAAGTCTGCTCTAAGTCCTGCGCAATTACACCTAGATGACGCGGGCCTCTTAGCCCTGCTTGTTCCGAGACGTTCAATGCCTTATCAGCGGCGACTTCTGCCGTGATCAGGTTGTAGTTCTTAAGCGAGAGCGCTTTCACGTCATCCCACTGAGACGCCGCGTCTGATATGTCTTCTTTCAGCCTAGCGTCCGACAGGGCACCATAGCTGTTGTTGGTGTTTCTAACGTCGCCGTCCGCGTCAATGCGGAAGTTCGCGGTTTCCGTGCCGCCTACGTCAGACGTGCCTCTAAATAAAAAATGTGTGCTGGTTGTGGTAGCACGATATACGTCTACCGTAGTGGCTGGCGACACAATAGTACCAACCTCCAATACCCCAGCAATATCAACATTGCCTGTGTCTCTCACAGTGATGCCAGTAGTACCCGCAACATTTAGCAACAGCTTAGGGTCGCTGCCCTCAGCGTTTATGTCAGCGCTGATCACTAGATTTCCGACGCCAGAATTAGCGTCAATCTCATGATCTACCCCTGTGGTTGTGTCCGTCATTCTGATGTAGGGGTCCGCTGCGGCCATAGTTACAGCGCCCGTGACATCAACGCCGCTGCTTGAGGTGTTCAGCTTCTCTGCGCCGTAGTAGAAAAGCTGGGCTTCACCAGAAGAACCGTCGGCCTTGAAGTAAGTTGCTGTTCCGCCTGAGCCGTCATCACATTGGATGTTGACGTCTCGGTCGTCTGCGAGGTTACGGATAAGCAGGTCATTAGTACTGTTACGGATGTCGCCGTTGCTACCGTTATGCTCTAGGATCAAATCGTTGCTATCACCAAAACGCAGTTCACCGTTGTCGGGGAGATCAACGTGGGCACCAACATCCAGACTACCATAGACGTCCATGTTACCGCTGCCGCTGTACAATGCCCAAAGTTCCGTACCTACGCCGCCTATAGCGCCATCCACTGTAATTCGTGATGACCCGCCGGAATCATATTTATACCGGTGCTGGAGGCCATAAGTGCCAGCGTTAGTAGGCGCCCCGGTGTAACTTGTAGTGGCCGCAATCATGTACGGTGCATTTTGGTTAGCAGCGTAGGTGACAACTTTCGCTATGATCTTGTCACTGGTTGCCAAATTGCCCGTAATATCAACGCCGGAGCTTTTGGTGTTGAGTTTTTCTGAGCCGTAATAGTACAGCTTAGCTTCGCCACTAGAGCCGTCAGCAGCGAAGTAATTTGCAATACCGCCAGAGCCGTCGTCGGACTGGATATAGACGTCTTTATCGTTTGCAGTATTAGTTAAGTAGAGGTTATTGGTATTGTTGGCAATTATCCCGTTGGTGGCGTTATGTTTAATGGTCAGATCATCGCTATCACCTAAACGCAGCTCTACGTTGTCAGGCAGCGATAAGTTATGCCCAGCTAATACCTCTACATTTCCGTCAAGCTGGATTTGATCTCCGTTCGAGCCACCACTCATAATGCGTGATTGGATCACGCCAGCC